CCAGGAGCCGATCCTTATGGACCCAGACCTGATGTCATTCCCGCTAAAAAGCCCCAGATAACTCCAGAGCAGTATAAAGATGCTGCCGTAAATTTAGTCCGTCCGCAGTTTCAGATTGGTCTAAAGGGTGGTGAACTTGAAGATGGCATCAGTAACTTCAACGACGCTGTAGAGTTCGCAAAAAAGCTTAATATCGTTGTTAAACTTGCGAAGTCTCAGGAAGAACTTAACAGGTTAGTCAAGTCAGACACAGGTACTGATCCTTCTAAAATTGGTATCTCGCGTGGTATGTTCCAACCTAAAGGCCCGAAACGTAAAGGTAAGGGTGCAGAAGGTACAATCTGGACCCTGGAGGTTGGGGCTGACAAGGGTGATGGCACATATGTCACTGACATTGAGGCCCTAACTACTATGCTCCATGAAATTGCTCATGGTATTACCTTGGGACCATTAGATGGTACAAGCAAACAAGATGTCTGGTCTTATTTCATAAACAGAAAGCAGACTTCTAAAGCAGATCGTTCTGATTTTACGATACCAGGTTCATTTACTGATAGTGCTATAAGGCCACTATTAGAAGAAAGCTGGGGTTATATGTCTCCTCTACAGAGGAAGGTATTTGACGAAATCGCAAATCTACAAGAGAAGGTAGAAGCTTATTCACCTAAGAACCCTAGTGAACGAAAAGCAGTACGGTTTATACGTGAAGCAATGTCTAATCCTGCTTTGGGGTTGGAAAAAAGAAAAGCATATATGGACTATACTCGTATGGCTGCTGAGTTCGCAGTTGATCCTGTCTGGGTATACCTAATCAATCCAAAGTTAGCCAAGAAGGTCATGCCTGAGACATCTAAGATGATCCAGCAAGAGTTTCGTAAGGCTGATAATAAAGTCATACAGTTCTACGCACACCCACTAGCCGTTGTCATGGCAGCATTAATTGCCTTGGAGAAGGCTATGGATGATGAGGAAGAACGGAAGAAACAACAAATGCCACCAGGCGCATTGAATCAACCAATGCAAGCTGGCGCATTGTCTGCCTAAGTAAACTTCAAGGAAAGCATGATGTTAAAAACGGCATTGGACTTAGTTCCAATTCTGGAAGCTATTGATGTCGTCAAGTCATCTAAGCTTCTTACTAAGGCTCAACAGGAAACAGTGATGCGTGAAATAGCAGCTGCCATCCCAGCACCTGTTTTCTGTAAGCAGTGTCCAGAGACACTAGAGATCATCAACAGTTTAGTGAGGACAAACGATGGGCTATCCACCAAACGTGCCTCGAAGAAAGAAACCACCAAAACCAAAGCTGATGCCGGGTCGAGCCAGACCACCATCGAAGAACCCGTTAGCACTACAGCATCAGACACCGGAGGGACGAGCGAAGTTCCGAGAGATGCTCAAGAACCGAAAGAACAAGGGCGGACGACCTCGAAACGTCCCAGACGGTTACACTAAAGAGACCATCAAACCAATAATCGACAAGGCGAGGTCAGAAGCAAAAAAGGCGGTAAGTCTAATGAAAGAACAATACGACATCGAAGATCCAAGAGCCGAGGAAGCTCTTGAGACCGCAGTCGAAATCATGCGTACTCCGGTCCACAATCGTGATCGACTACAGGCTGCAAAGCTAATCCTGGATTTTACTAAAGTTAAACCAGTCGCGAAGTCTGAGATTACTGTCGGCAAGGCAGAAGAGTTCCTCAGCTCACTATTAGATAGTGATAACGACGACGACTAATCAGTATGGCAACTAAGGAGCAGCTTGCTGAGGTCAGGAAGCGTCTCTTCACTGACTTTAGTTTCTACGCCAAGAGTGCTCTCAAGATCCGAACCAAGACTGGTGAGATTGCGCCTCTTAAACTGAAACCTGCACAAAAGATCCTGGATGACGCTGTTTCTAATCAACTAGAGACAGAAGGAAAGGTTCGAGTGATCATCCTCAAAGCCCGTCAGCAAGGTCTTTCGACCTACGTTGGCGGCTATCTATATTTCAGTGTCTCTCAGCATCGAGCTGCGAAGGCCCTGGTGATCACCCACCACTCCGACAGTACTCGAGCGCTCTTCGATATGACCAAGCGCTATCATGAGAACTGTCCTGAGATCTTAAAGCCACACACAAAGTATTCATCCCGCCGTGAGTTGTCTTTCGACGTGCTCGATAGCTCTTATGTCGTTGCAACTGCTGGCGGTGAAGCAATTGGTCGGGGTGAGACCCTGACCCACGTACATGCGTCGGAACTTGCGTTCTGGTCTAAGACCACCGCAGCCGACAACTGGAACTCGCTGACCCAAGCTGTCCCAAATACTCAAGGCACTGCCATTTTTATCGAGAGTACAGCCAATGGGGTCAGCGGGATCTTTTATGATCTCTGGAAAGGAGCCGTGGAAGGAACAAATGGTTATGTACCAGTGTTCATTCCATGGTTCGTGGACCCAGAGTATCGAGAAAAGGTCCCGGATAACTTCGAACGTACACCTGAGGAAGAGGAGATCGCTGAGAAGTACGATCTGGACGACGGTCAGCTTATGTTCCGACGTCGTAAGATTGCTCAGAACGGTATTGATCTCTTCCGCCAGGAGTATCCATCAGAACCTGAGGAAGCCTTCTTAACCACTGGTCGACCAGTGTTTAACCCAGAGCAACTCCAGGAGTGTCTGTCAGACGCTCGAGATCCAAAAGAGCGTTTGGCGCTCGAAGGTGAAGAGTGGCTCAACAATGTTCGAGGTGAGCTCACGATGTACCGTCGCCATGATCCTGGCGAGCAGTATGTCATAGGGGCTGACGTCGCAATGGGTGTTCGAGGTGGTGACTACAGTGTAGCCCAGGTATTAGACAGTAAGAAACGCCAGGTGGCTACTTGGCGTGGTCATGTTCACCCTGACTACTATGCAACGGTCCTCTATCACCTTGGGACCTTCTTTAACGATGCGTACATCATCGTCGAGAACAATGGTCATGGTCTTTTGACCTGCACCAGGTTGGCTAAGGATATGGCCTATCCGAACTTCTTTACTGAAGTTCAGGTCGACAAGCTGACTGATAAAGAAACCATAAAACTTGGATTTAGCACTACAGCTAAGACCAAGCCTCTGATCATCGATGAGCTTCGAGCTTCTGTCCGTGAAAGCGAGATAGAGCTCAATGACAAAGTCACAATACGAGAGATGCTTACATACGTGGTGACTGATAGTGGCTCGATGGAAGCTGAACCAGGTTGCTACGACGACTGTGTCATGTCCCTGGCTTTAGCTAATCACGTCCACGAAGGAGCTTGGGAACCAATAGAGAGTGCCGATGAATTCTACATTGAAATGGTATGACTACTATGGATAAAAAAGACTACAAAAAGGTCGATGACGAAAAGCTCGTCTCGATCTTGGATGATAACATCCGTAGATCTATTGGTTACTACGATAGTCAGATATCCCGTGAGCGTAAGCGGGTCATCGATTACTACAACGCTACACTTCCAAGACCAGCTCATGATGGAAATTCGAAGTACGTCAGTATGGACGTATATGATGCCGTTGAGAGCATGAAGGCTGCACTACTCGAGACATTCAGCACTGGCTACAAAACAGTAAGATTTGCACCACAGACGGGTGAGGATACCGCACTAGCAGACATCGCAACCTCATATTGTGATTACGTCGCAAACCGACAGAACAACCTCTTCGAAGTCATGCAGTCGGTCATCCACGATGGACTGATTGCTCGCGCAGGTATCTGCAAGGTTTACTGGGATGAACGCGAAGAGAGCTACCTGGAGCCAATCCAGGATCTAACAGAAGAAGAGTTCGACCAGGTCGTCGCCCAGGAAAACATCGAGATCGAAGAAGTAGAGCAGGATGCACTTGGTCTGTACTCAGGTGAGATCCGTGTTTCCACTGACGTCAGCCAGGTCGTCATCGAAGCGATTGCACCAGAGCAGTTTGTCATAGAGCCCCAAGCTAGATCACTCGAGGACGTAGGTTTCCTCGGTCACCGTACAACAATGACAATCTCAGAATTGCGAGAGGCAGGATATGATGAAGATCTCATCAGTAAAATCGGCGATCATGAAGATGTGGAGATGGAGACCGATCCAGAAGTGCTGGCAAGGCATGAAGAGATTGGTCAAGATCGTGGCTTCAATGCTAAGGGTTTCCAAGATCAAGTACGCAGTATCACAGTGTACGAACTTTATATCGACATTGATCTCGAAGGCTCTGGTATTGCTGAGACGTACAAGGTCATAAAAGCTGGCAACGTCATCCTTCACAAGGAACTCTGTCAGTACAAACCTTTCTGTGCGTTCGTACCATTACCGATACCGCACTCATTCTTTGGTTCGAACTTTGGTTCGAAGGTCTTACCAATCCAGACTGCAAGAACAGTCTTAACACGTTCGATCCTCGATCACGCTATGATCACTAACAACCCCCGTTACCAGGTGGTCAAAGGTGGTCTTACGAACCCACGCGAACTAATCGACAACCGGGTCGGTGGTATCGTCAACGTATCGAGACCGGACGCCGTCACACCGATGGCTCAGGCTCCGTTGAACCCGTTCATCTTCCAGACAATACAGATGCTGGACGAGGACAAAGAAGACACGACTGGTGTCTCTCGTTTGTCTCAAGGTCTCAACAAGGATGCGATATCCAAGCAGAACTCAGCTGCTATGGTTGAACAGTTGGCGACCATGTCACAGCAGCGTCAAAAGATCATCGCACGTAACTTTGCAAATAACTTCCTGAAGCCTCTCTATCAGCTCATCTACCAGTTGGTCGTCGAGAACGAGCAAGATGAGAAGATCATCGAGATTGCAGGTGACTATGTTGCAGTGAGCCCAGCAGTCTGGGGTGCCAAGCGCGATGTGACTGTAGAGATGCACCTCGGATACGGTGAGCAAGAGCAAGAAGCTCAGAAGTTCCTCGCATTGCATACATTGATGTCCCAGGACCCAACCCTGGCATCGATGTACACACAAGAGAACCAGTATGCACTGATGTCTCATGTGATGGAGCAGAACGGCATCAAGAACGTCAGAGATTATCTGACGCCACCGCAAGAGCTACCACCACCACAACCTGACCCAGCTGCTGAAATGCAGATGCAGATGGCTCAGAAGCAGATCGAGCTCCAGGAGCGTCAGACGCAGGTCGCGGAGATGAAAGCTCAGATGGACGCTCAGATTGCTCAGATGAAAGTTCAACTTGAGCAGATGAAGGCTCAGAACCAATTCGCACTTCAGTCAGACAATATGGATCTCAAGGAAGCACAACTTGAGCACAAACAGTTTGTCGACACTGAAGAGTTGAAGATCGCGAGAACCGCTGACGACGTCAGAGCTATCGCATCACCTAGCGGGTAACCGTGACAACTAAGGAGAGCTAGATGAGTCAAACAGAAGAAAGACTTATCGAACTGGGCGACGCCGCCGAGAACTTACTGGCGTCCGAGCCCTTTAACATCATTGTGAACGGCCTGGTGGACAGTGCATTCCAGAAGTTTGCCAACAGTCCACCTGGTGACAAAGAAGGTCGTGAGCAAACGTACTGTCACTACCGAGCATTAGTCGAAGTAGTGAACTCACTAAAACAAGCAGTCTCCATCAGAGACGAGGCTCTTGTGAAACGCGACAACAGCGAAGAGGAAGCATAGGACTATGGATAACAACGTCCAAGAAGATGCAACTCAACCAGCAGCATACCATGATGTCATGGATGCCGCAGATGCCATCCTGCAACGTTGGACGGACGGTGAAAACCTATCTGAAGATGACGAGACGCTCGAGGCAACTGATGACACTTCTGTCGAGGAGACAGACGAAGAGTTGTCAGAAACATTTGATGATGAAGAAGACTTCGAAGAAGTAGAGGATACCGACGAGGACCCTGAAGAAGATGAGTCCGAGGACGAGGATGAACCAGAAGCAGAGGAAGAAGAGGCACAAGCGGAGCTTGAGCTTTCTGAAGACACGCTGGTGGAAATCCAAGTTGACGGCCAGACTAAACAGGCATCCATCAAGGATCTAAAGCGACTTTACGGTCAAGAAGCGTCATTAACTAGAAAGTCTCAAGAAGCTGCCGCCAAGCGTAAAGAAGCAGAAGATGCTTTGAATAAGGCGGACATCAGCTACAAAAAGCTTCTGGAACGTGCCGAAGCTCGTATGAAACCGTATTCAGAGGTGGACATGCTCGTCGCAAGTCGAGAACTGTCTGTCGAGGATTTCGCTCAATTACGAAGAGAAGCATCAGAAGCTGAGAAAGATCTCAAGTTCCTAAAAGAGGAAGCCGACGCATTTTACAAGGACGTCCAGATGCAACAGCAGAAAGCTGTTCAAGAGGCCGCCCAGAACTGCGTCAAGGTTCTCTCTGAGCAACTCCCAGACTGGGGTGATGAGCTTTACAACAACATCCGCTCATATGCCGTCAGCCAGGGATTACCTCAGGAACAAGTCGATCAATACGTTGATCCGACTGTGATCATGATCCTCAACAAGGCCCGTCTTTACGATCAGACTAAAGCCTCGGCCCAAACTAAGAAAGCGAAGGCCAAAGTGATCAAAACTAAAGACGGAACGCGAAGAGTTCTAAAGACCAAGAAAGCACCTCAATCTGATGCCGACCTGCGGGTCCACC